GCCGTCAACACATAGCCCCTGACTAAGGGACTATGACGGCTTGGGTGAACCCGCTCGTAAACGTAACCGAGTGAGTTCACCCTGCCCAGAATAGGAGAGCTCGGGAGAACAGTGGGGAAGAACTTAATCAACCTCACAATTTTCTCGTCAAGCTGTCGACAGGTCCTCCAGTAACCACTCATATAGAGTTGGTTCCGAAGGGATACTAGCGACTGTACTCCTATCGCATCCTGCCGTTGTGTTGGGAGCATCTCACGGACTCGGACAATACTAACGTCCTCACCCGCGTAATACTCCTTTCCGCAAGACTCTCTGAACCTTCCGGTCCAGAAAGACTTGCTCAGACCAACTCGAGCTCCGAAAAGCTCAAGCGTCTGAACAACGGACAGCACATGGTCTACAGGGACGATAAGATCATCCCCATAGACACGCACCGAGCCGGAAAGACGTTTTACGTCCTTCCGGTTTAGTGACGTGTTAAGCGATCTTTGAATCCCAATGAAGATCATGGTCGTAAAGACCATTGCTTCCATCGGGAAGCAAAGTGCTGAACCCATTGACGCGTATTTGGCTAACCGAATGGTTTTGCCATTTACGACAGCCCTTCGGGATCTAGTAGCATCGACGGCCTTCGCTAAGAATGGCCACCGAGCTACCATGGTCCTTACGAGCTGATTCGAGACACGATCGGAAGCATCACTCAAATCGAGTGTTGCGGTTCGGTTATCAATCGAACCTTGTTCGGCCATTCTCTGATTAGGAGTCTGGTCATCAAATCCGATCAGTTTCCGCAGGAGTCTATCCCGTTGGAAACTTTTTGTGAAACTGCGGTAGACAGCCTGCTGCATATATTGCATGCAGGTTGGTTCCATCGCAATAACACGAGGTGTCTTGAGCGTCTTAGGAACAAGAGTTACCTTTACAGGTTCCTCTTCTCCAGGTTCGGGGACGTTCACATCATCCAAAACGTGCGTAAAACGCCAATTAGGAATGATGTAGTTTTGGGGAGGAAAAACTTCCCCTAACCGTCTGGGCCAGGTCAGCTGATTGTACTTCTTGTTTCCAAGAAGACCGTCTGCTGTTGATCCTGGACCATGCTTCGGTATCAGTCGAGCGAAATAAACCTCTCGGTTCATCCGCTCAAACAACTGGCCGAACAGCAACTCCGACATCACACGGAACTCTTCGAGATCACTCTCGTTGAGCTCCGAGTCGAAGTGACGAACGTCCCGCTCACACTCGAGATAGCCATCGATCGCTGCAGCATCCCTTGCTGGGGAGCAAGGAAGCTGCATCTTCTCAAAGTACAGCGTTAGCTGCCTAAGAGAACGAATAGCATCGATATCTGGCTTATCGAGTAACAAGCCACTACTCCGGTCGAACACACGGTTGAAGAAACCTCCTAAAAACAGGGGGAAACTTCCCTTGCGTCCATTACTGAACGCAGGGTGGATACCGGCCTGACCCAGGTCCAGCCATTTTTGGATGGCTTTTCCAAGGCTAGGCAGGGTTATCGTTAGAAACGACAACCCCTCATGTTCGGCTCGCTCCGTGACGGTTTTAACGTCGCGGATGGCGCTAGTGCAACATCTGCTGGCAGATTCCTCTGCCAGCATGGACCAGAGTGACGTCAGGCTTTTCACCTGTCCTCTTTGCAAGAGGTAACCTCCTCTATCGAAGGTTCAGGATCCTTAGCCTACGTCATCAGAAGTTGCTAAAAGAGGACGAGCTGTTGCAAGTCCTCCGGC